ATTAAATAATTAGCTTTAATTAAAGTAAAATGAATCATTCTAAAGAAAAGAGTTTTAAAAAAACTGGATTTGAAAAAAAAATGAATAATGGGAAAAAAAATTCTAAATATGTTGACTTACTAGAAGAAGATAAATCAATTGCTGGTCAAAAATTTGCTTGTGTTTCTTTTGTTTCTCCTGAAAATATTTTAAAACAAAAAGAAATATTCTTTTTTGAGGAATTCCTAAAGAAGTGGGATTTAAATAAATCTATGGAAAAATTTGTACAATTTTTAAATTTTGTTTCATTTAAATACAATATGTCTTTTGATGATTTAACAACTGATTTTAAAGAGTTTGTTAAAGAGGAAAAAGAATCTCTCACAAAAACAAGTATGAGAGATGAATATAAAACATTTCTTGATAATAATGAAGAAGAACTCGAGAAAACATTTGGTATTAATAACCAATTTCAAACTTCTATAAGAGGATTAAAGATTAGAGGAGTATATCCAACATTAGAAGAAGCTGAGTTGAGATGTAAAATGCTGAGAGAAGTTGATCCTAATCATGATGTATATGTAGGTCCTGTTGGATTATGGATGCCTTGGGAACCTGAGGCTTATAAGACGGGTCGTGTTGAATATATGGAAGAAGAGCTAAACCAATTGATGCATGAAAAAACAAAAAATGAAACAAATGCTAAGTCTGCTTTTGATCAGAGAGTTAAGGAAACAAAACAAAAAGCAATTGAAGAAAATATTAAGAATGCGGAAAAGTCCGGAAATACATTAACACAATCAATTGATAATGAAGGTAATTTAATTGGTGTTACTAATACTACTACATCTTTTACAAAAGATCCTGAAACAATTTCTGTTGCTGATATTCGTTCTGAACTCTTTGAAGGAGAGAATATTGTAGTTGGAAATACTGATCATGGTGAAAGTGAACTTCTTAGTGGTCCTTTTGCCAAAAAAAAATAGATTAAATATAATATACTAAATTAATAATTAATATATTATATATTTGTTTTACCATTTACTCTTTTTAACGCTAATTTTTTGTCCTGCGCCGCGTTTTTTAACTGAATTTGGGTCATATTTTTCTTCTTCATCGTCAGAATTACAACCTTTAGACAATTCCCAAAATTCCTTTGAGCCTAATTTAAAATCATTATGACTATCTGCCTTATACCAAAATACTTGATCTTGTAATTTATTTGATTTTGAATTATTATTTATTACTAAGCACTCAAAATTTTCAGTACATTGATCCATTACTTGACAAAATGATTCAAATGTTGGAAACATCCCAGCATAATTTTCATAAATTCTTTTTCTATTCGCAATATAATTCTCTCTTAAAATAAAAACGAAATCTATATTTGTTCTCAAAGTTGGAGGAATACCTAATGGATATTGCATTGTAATTACTAACATAATTTTCCAATGTCTCATTTTTACCATTCTCAATCAGCTATTTATTTCTGATATCATTAAATCTATACTTTTTAAATGGGTATAGCATCTTCTCAGATGGGATTAGACTATATTTTAAGCCTTCATCAACGTTGATTAAACGTTTCCGGCCCACGAGCATTTAGTCGTTGAACAATCATCATATCCTTATCATTATCAACATTTTAAAGTTGAATCGGACTTAGATGACTAGCTGCGGGTTGTCTCTATTTTATACCTTTTTACTATACCTTATGTAGTTACCATAAGCCATTATAATATTTATATTATAATTTAGTAGTATAAACTTAACAAGATGTCTCCGCAATTTGGACGTGTCGCAAATTATAAATATCATAATTCACTAGCCATTTTTTTGAATGACTTTTAGGCAAACAATTCACCGTTCATAAATAAAAGACGCATTAATTTATCTCGCGTCCATGTAGCATCATATAAACAATCATCTAAAATTACAAATGCTCTTGGATCTATTGAGCTTCGCTTAAATGTTTCCATTTCCTTTTTTACCTGTTTTAAAACGGTTCGTTGCCTTTTCAACACATTCTCTATAATTGCTGTATTATATTCATTATGAATAAAGAGTTTTGGAACCATTTTGGTATAAAATCCATTTCCTTCTTCTGTGCCTGAAATAACTGTTCCTATTGGAATATCTTGGTGGTAATAAAGTAAATCACGAACTAAGAACGATTTTCCAGTATCGCGCTTTCCCAATAGCACTACGACTGGCCCTTTATTTTCGTTAGGCTTAAAGCTAATAGATTTCATATCAAATTTTTTTAATTCTAGCGACATATATTATATTTTCATTTTTTAAATGAAAAAAAATACGCATTTATTATTTTAAATTATTTATAGTTATTTAAATATTTTGGTCGTAAAATAATTGTATTATTTCTAGTGTTTTATCTGTTTTATTTTCTGGTTGTGTCCAATATTTAATTTGTTCTTTCAAACATTCTAAACGATTATTCCATTCTTTTTTATATTCAATTTTAACAATTCCAGTTATTTTTGTGATACTCCAACAAGACCTTACTCGTTCATTATTTATATTAATATAATCATCTGGATTAAACCGAATAAATATAATAGGTCTGTGTCCTAAATCTTGAGATAGTTCCATTAATCTTTTATTTTCACAAGAGCAATCATATTTATTATGTTGATTTTCATCTACCTCTACAATAATAATTTGATAACCTAAATCAATCAATAAATCTGGACGCTTAGAAGAACAACCATCTTTAACTTGCTTATCAGCAAACCAAGTAAAGTTTGGAAAACATAATTTAACAAATTCTACTACTGAGAACTCTTTTGTTTTATAATTTTTTGCTACAGGTTTATCAGGAAAATTATAAATATAACATCTTAAACAATATCCATCAAATTTATCTTGAGGTCTAGTAGGACATAAATTTGTTTTACATCTTTTATGATGGACATCAATCATACTATCTTTTTTACATTGAAAACAATATTTACCAACTAATCCTTCTAGATTATACAAAGGAGAACCTTTTCCACAAAAACATTTATTTCTACTTATCATATCTGGTAATTTACATTCAAAACAATATTTTGATGTTAATTCACCATAGTTAAATGTTGGTTGAGCTTTTCCACAAATACACATATTATGAACTAAATCTATCATTCCATCTTCTTTACATTTAGAACAAAATTTAGGTTTTAATCCTTCAAAATTAAAATTAGGTCTTGATCCACAACCACATTTAGGGTTTCGCATATCAACCATATCAGGCAATTTACATTCAAAACAATATTTCGGTCTTAATCCTTCATAATTATAATTTGAACTTGTTAGTTTTTTACAAAAGCATCGCTCATCTACAACATTAATCATATTTTCACTTTTACAAGAATTACAAAACTCGGCTTTCAATCCTTCATAATTAAAAGTAGGTCTTACTTTTCCACAAAAACATTTTTTTCTATGAGTTTCAATCATGCCTTCTTTTTTACAAAGAACACAACATAACGGTTTTAAACCTTTAAAATTCCATCTAGGTTGAGAACTATTACATTCACATTTTTTATTTAAAACATCTACCATATCAGGATCTTTATGTTCAGCACAAAATTTAGCTTTTAGACCCAAAATATTAAAGGTTGCTTTTTTAGAACAAAATTCGTTAACGCAAATAGTCATGATTTATTTAATTAAAATAATATTAACTATTTAGTTTCAATTTTAAATTTAATATTCAATAATTTTGCTATATTTTTTCATAATTTTATGAAAAAGTATATTTAACAATAAATAAGTTTAAATAATAGGGAATTTATATATTAAATAGCTAATGATGGTTGACGTAAATTATCAAAAAAGAAAAAATGCCGAGCTTTTCAAAAGTTTAGAAGATCCTAAAAGTTTGTTTCTCTCTAACACTCAAAATTATATTCCAATTTATAAGAGATTTTTTGAATTGAATGATACAAATTGGAATAGTATCAACCTAAATCATAAATGGTATATTTCAAATATTAAGGAAAGTGATGAAGAAAATAGCAATGTATTTAATTGTAAAATTAAAAATATAAATACACAAAAAACAAAAGAAAAAGATGTATTTTTCAAATTGGCACCTCTTTTAGACCCATATAAATATTTAATCGGAAAATATGATATTAATAATAAAAATTTATTTAAATTACCTGATATAAATTGTGATGAATCTAGTGTAAATGCTAAATTTTTAGATCAAAATAATTCAGCATATGTAGATGGATTTTTTATATATTTAACTAGCAATTTGAATCAAACACATAATTTTTTACATGGATTGGATTATTATGGATCATTTTTGTCTATTAAAAATAATTATAAATTGAATATATTTGATGACTTGGATTATTTAACTAATTCTGATTTTTTTAATAAAAATAAAAATGTATTATTTAAAGTTAATAATTATGATCATATTTTTCAAGATGAAAATAAAAAGAAAAAACCAATAAAAATTGAATATAATTTAAGCTCAAAATCAAATTTATCTATAAATTCAATTGATGATGAAACTTTTGAAGAAATTTTTGATAATGATAATGCTAGTAATTTAAATGTTGGTAATTTAAATGCTAGTAATTTAGAAGAATTAATTGATATGTCAAATTCAAATATTCTTGAAAATAACTCTAAAACCGCAACAATTAAAAGTACCTCTACTTGTTCATCTAGAACTTCTTATACATCATCTGAAAATA